ACATCTACATCAGATGTATTAAAAGTATATCCTGGCACTTTGACTTCAGCGATTACCACTCCATTTTCAGGATCATCTGGAACAGCTGGTTGATAATCATATGATGCACCTTTTAATACTCTAACATTACCTTCTGCTTTAGTAACCAATCCTGTTCCAGTAGCAGCACCAGTTGCTCTAAAAATAACACCTTGAGTATTTGAAGCTGCTCCAACATCGTCAAAATCAGTAGTATTACCAACATCAATAATTTTATAAATTTCCCCGACTTCTAATTTATTTGCAGCCACTTGCTCATCATCCACTGACCCTTGTGTAATATATATTTTATCAACTCTAGGCTTAAAATACTTCAAAGTTCCTATATCAACAGTAGTATGGAATGGAGTTCTTGATCCTTTAATTAAAGTATCATTCAATCCTTTAACTGGCCTGAAATCTATACAATCAGACAATCTAAGTTTTTCGCCTGTTGAAGTGGTATATGTTGGTATATCTTCATATAAAAATTCTCCCCATCCAGTTACCGTAACACCGATTGGATAAGAATCAACCGAAACATAATCACCAACTCTATATTTTGCCTGATCGTCATCTCCGCCATGCTGTAAGTAAAAATACTCAATCAACAAAGATCCAGTTGGTATTGGCTCATTATCCTTCAGTTCAATAGATGCAATATCATAATAATTATCTCTCTGTCCTGTATCTAATTTATACCTATGGCTAATATCTGTATCACCAGTTGTAGCTTGTCCATTAAAACCATTTCCATTTTCATAAATTTTCCAATTTTTATCTAACACATCAGCATGCTGTAATAAAACCCTAGTTTCTATAGCTGTAGCATAAGTTGTAACATGTTGCGTATTAGATTTTCCCACTTTAGTTATTTCTATAGCTGATGTTGTTTTAATGGGAGCAATTACTATATAAGATTTACCACTTTGAATTCCCGTAGCTTCAATTTTCATACTAGTAGTACTAGTATAAGAAATTGCCAATTCACTTGATTTCCATACCTTTGCATGTGTTCCATCATATGCACCATATAAAATAACATCTCTATTGGTATCAGTATCCGTATTTAAATTAGTACTATCCCAAACTTCATCACCACTAGAAACAGTCAAATCAGTATTATTAGTAGCCGCTACAGTAAACGTAGTTCTGATACTATTAATAGTAACATTATCAACACTACCACTGATATTCCCTACCGCATCTTTAGCAATTGGAAAAACATTTATATCTTTAAATGAATCTGAAATATTTGCAAAAGTAGTATCTATTCCAAATTGATCATCCTCCAAAGCCTCAGCTGCTATATTAGGATGGGTCACATCGAATTCTGTATTGAGATCACATATTTTAACGCCATTTTGCCCAGAAATATATGTACGAAGTTCCTCTACATCTTCAAGTTTAGATCCTGCCTCAGTAAAGTCTATATTAAATAGATATATCCTATATTCATCATCATCAGCCGTTCTTTCAATATCTCTTATTCTAGCAGTTCCTAAAGGGGTTTCAACGCTATTGATATTTTTATGTAAACTAATTTTTGTAAAAATATCATCATCCGCATCACTGCTTGGTGAAAAATTCAACCAATCTCTAGTTGCATCATCTCCATCACCATCCGCATCACTTGGCCCCATATCTATTCCATTATCCGTTACTACAAATGAACCTAGATCAGCTGAAACAGAAACAGAACTTCCAGCAGTAGATGGTGTTCCTCTTTGCTTATCAATATTGGCAAATTGCTTAACTGGAACAGAAATTTCTTCACCTTTTAAAACCACACTACCAGAATCTACACCTATGACTAATTTATCAGAATCACCCGATCCATAATACCCAGCAATACCATTAGAATCTGTTTGACTACTATTATGTTCTCTTACTTCAATATTAAAAGGCTTGCTAACATAATCACCAAAAATTTCTGTATGGTTCAATTTATAATCATCTTCTGTGAACAATTGGTCTAAATATCTATCTTTTCTAGCTACATGCCCATCAGTCACTCTCATCAATTCAATAAAAGCTTCATTAGCTTCTGTTGTAACTGATTTTTTAGCTAAAGTCAAACTATATCTCAATCTATCAGCCCCTGGCGCACCAGAATTAGGAGTATCAATAGAATTATCTAGCAAACTAGGATCATCCATAGATGTTACTATATTTTCTTCTACCGCCAGTCCAATTCTATAAGTCGGAGTAGTACCAAATTTTTCTAAGATCAGAGTTTGTCCTGAAATTGGTATAGCCGTTCCATTTATATAATAAATACCAGCTTTAATTTGAGCTAAAGAACCTTGACCAACTTCACTAGAACTATCAGGATAAGTTTTACTAGAAGGTTTTCCAACAACACCAATTTGATCACCCCGTGTTCCATCTTCTCTTAATTCATAAAGATCGTCACCTGACGTAAATGTAATATTTTGAGTATTCTGATCTCCATCAGAATAAGTATATGCTAAATATAAAACAGCAGATTCTGATCTTGAATAATTAGATGCAGCACCAGTTATGATATAAGCTTTTATTCTAGTATTTCCATCTGTAATATATTTCCCAATTAAATAACCACTAGCATTTCTTCCAGTTGGATTAAAATGATAATTATTCCAAGGCGAGGCAGTAGCTAATGTCACATAGTCTGCTTTATCACTATAAATCAATTGACCTGGCTTCAATATATCGCCATTGTCTAAAATAACATTTGAAATGTTTTTGGTATTTTCTCTTAAAATACTTTGAAATTGATTTAACTCACGTGCCTGTACAGCAACTGCCGGTTTAAAAAGAATCTTTTGAAATCTTTTACTCGGCACGTAGTCATCATAATAAGGCGGTTCATTAAAATTTATCTTAGCCATAATTTTCCTCTATTAAAATTCTATAATAATTCTAACTGTTTCTGTTTTACCTTCATCTCTGGTAATTTTTGCTCTGTTATCTAAGTATATAATATCGCCAGAAAATGGCAAAATGTCGTTTGGTTTAACTGCATCAACTGTAAAACTATTACTCGTATCAAGTGTTCCATTTGTATTATGCACATAAACAGGAGCTGATGTATCTGCTTCAAATTGTGTATGTATAGTTGTTCCAGCATAAGGAATTACATAAAAATAATCACCTACTGGATCATGATCGACTACTCTACCTATAGCCTGAAAAGTTCCATTACTACCAACTTGCATCACTTCTTTTCCTATCCATTCGGCATCTGCAAGATTGGTCGTAAATGTACCAGTATAATGTAATCTAGCTACATTAGTAGCATCTGGCTCAAGCTGACGATCACCTGTCATTACTACCTCACCCTTAGTAGCTCCATTAACAATATCATCATAGCCATCTCGACTTTTAATAGGATCGACTAATAGCCCAACTGTCCTATAATCAGTATCAACGTCATCTGCATATTTATGCTGATAGCCAGTTCCTTGTTCACCAAAATCTGTATTACCTGGCAATGTAGTATAAATCATCATTCTATGACCACCTAATTCTTCTACTGCATCCCAACCATGGCCACCAATAGGAGCCAATATAGCACTTAAACTGGTATCAGCGTCAAAATCAGATGGAAAAGAACTACTCCCACCCGAATTTTGCTGTACCATTACTCTCCTGACATAAGTATAGTCCTGGCCTGGATCAGTAATATTTACATAGTAGTGCGTATTTCCACCAATAACTATAGTTGATATATCAGCTTCAAACCCTGTGCCATCACCATCCAATCTTACCAATTTTCCTTCATCAGTACTAGTATAAGTAGTAGCCAATCCTCTTGCTGTTCCATCACCGCTACCCAATCCTGTTGCTGTAAAAATTTCACCCACTGCTGGATTAGAATCAGCACCAATAAGAGTAAAATCTGTAGTACCTATCGAAACAATTGTATACGTTTTACCAACCACAAATGAACCTGCAGTAATAATACTAGTTGTTGGCTTAACAAGATGAACTCCACCATGCACAGCTTGACGTTGAACATCCCATTGTGAAGTTGTGCTATTATTATCAACAGCTGATGGTGCAGCAAATAAAGTTTTAATCGGCATCCACTTATTACCATTAATCTCAACTTCACTTCCACCAAATTTTAAATATTGTGCATTACTAATACTATACATATATTTCCAAACAAATCCATCATTACTACTTTTAATATGCTTATCGCTTAAATTTGATGAAATAGTTGGCTCTACAGTTGAAGATTCCCCATTAACATTCATCAAACATTTCCAAACACTCCAATCACCACTAGATTCCTGTGTTACAACATAAAAAGGCTGCGTTGGATCACCATCCCTATCAAAAATAGTAGAATCATTATGCTCCCATGTAGTATAACCAGTTCCTGAAACCCATTTATACTGGGGTACTATAATTGAAACATCACTAGCTGACAATTTTTTAAGAACAATTATATCATTGTATACATCCATTTCATCTTGTAATGAAACCAAAGTATTAGGATCTTCTGGTGTGTCACCATTGCCCCATGCCCTATTTCTAGCTATGAATAGATAGACATGATGCTTTAAATTACCTTTGTCATCTACATCATGGAACAGTCTCCTGACTGATGTTGCATTTTTATATTTAAACTTATGTGTTAAAATTGTTGGCATTTCTTATCCTCTATTCTGGATCATCTACATCTGTATATGATATACTTGATGCACTAGTTGTATTATTTATATAATAAGTTGGGAATATCTTTGTACCTACTGGATGTGCAATCTTGGAAATTGGGCCTACCCATTCCTCATATTGCATATCTGAACCCACTACATATGACCACGGCGTATATAATCTCCCATCCTGTACAACTGAATCTCCACTTAAAAATCCTCTGCTATCTAAATATTTTCCATCAAAATCTACTACAATATCTGTTCTTGCTATCCCTTTAGCTGTTGTCCATGGCGTTGTTTTCTCTTGACTAGAAACTGTTGAATTTTTTCCATAATTAACACCTGGCGTTACTGCAATTGCTTTCAGGATTCCACCTATCTTTGATCCGAATGGAGTAAAATTGGCACCTAATCCACTATCTGAAGTTATTTGCACAAATGGTGATTCTTCAAATCCAGATCCACCATAATGTATCTCAACTTCAGTAATTTCATTATTATTATCAGTATCCACTGCAACAACTTCACCTGATCCTATAGTAGAATCTTCACTGACTATCCATCTACATCTACCGAAAGTTGTTCTTGGAATTGCAGCTCCTGTGTTATCAAACAATTCAGCTGTGCCTGTTGCAGTAATTGTAGATACCCTAATCGTAGCATTATCACCACCAGTGGTAATAGTAATTACATCATCTACAGAATAACCAGAACCAGCTTGATTTATTGTTACACTATCTACTGTACCACCTGTAGCTACAATATTAACTGTTAATCCAGAACCGACTGCGGGGGAAACTGTAGTAGCTACATTAGTTCCTGAAATATACCCTGTGCCCTCATTAATTATTGCACTTATACTATTTACACCGCCTTTAGTTTGATAACCCGTAGCTGTAAATATTGTATCCACATCACTATTATCTGCACCTAATAAAGTAAAATCTGTATTTCCCGTAGCAGTGATTGTATATTTATTACCAATTACAAAATTACCAGCTGAGTATTCAATAGAATCACCTGTACCAGTAGCTGTAAAAACTGTACCCACATCACTATTATCTGCACCTAATTGAGTAAAATCTGTACCATAATTATATCCATAATATTCATGCCTACCACCTCTTGAAATATAATAAGATGTACCAACTACAAAATTACCAGAATTGACTTCTGTTTTTGTTCCATCTGCATTTTTAAATTTCAAAACAACTTCACCTTCGTATTCACCAAGTCTATTCTTATCAGTATCAAAATTTCCTCTAATAGTATCTATATATAATTTATTGCCTACAATACCTCTAATTCTAGCTGTAGCCCGTGACCTTTCACCTATAATATATTCATCTACTGCAAAAAGTGCACCAGATGTTTCAGTGATTTGTAAATAAGTTCCAATCAATTGAAACTGATCGCTAATTTCATAGTTAGCGCCACCATCATTGATATACATATCATCAACTTTTCCCTTAGTCAATCGTTGAATCCTACCGTATGCTCCACCTTGATTATCTATACCTGCAATCTTAAAAGTGCCACCACTCCCGCCAGTATTAGTATCAACTGCACCAGATAAAACTCTTACGCTATGATCCTCATCATTTCCACCATATGCAGTTAAAGGTATAGCTGTTCCACCAGAAGAATCAGATAATTGTATTGTATTATCATCAACTCTAATAACATAATAATCCTCATCATTCTCTAATCCACCAATAACAGTATCATGATAAAATTCATCTATATCACTTTCTTTTATAATATGATTGGCACTAGTATTACTAACTCCAGATAAAGTAATAGATGTTCCTGTAGTGGAATTAGCCCATGAAGTAGCTAATTTTATAGTATCAGCTGATACTCTAATTATATAATAATCAGTACTTTCTGCCAATCCAGTTGGTATTGTACCAGTACCTTTTATGTACCTAACTTTATCTGTATCATGAAATCCATGATTAGGAATTATTATAGAATCGCTCTCTACAAGTACATCATTTCTTGCATCAAACGTTTCACTGATTGAGTTAGAAGATGCCCCAATTTTATAATTGACTACAGTATTAGTGACCATACCATGTAAAGGAATTGTAATTCTATTATTAGTTAAATCTACAGCTGATTGTGCATTAAAATTTTTCTGATTATCATCCACAATTACAATATCATTATCCGCATATCCTGAACCTTGATTCACAATACTTCCGCCAGTAATAGCACCATTGCCATCAACAGTAACATCAATAGTAAGCCCTACTCCAGATCCACCAACAGTAGCATAAGTACCTGCTGTATTATAATTACTACCAGTTTCCATCAAGGTTATATTTATTGCACTACCATCGTTACTAACAACTAAATCATCATCTAATGTATGCCCGCTACCATGTAACTGGAAATGTATCTCTTTAATACCAGCCAAGCTTTTTACTCTAATTTGTTCTGTAGTATCTGGCCTAGTTATAGCAGTCACAGTTTCAGTAGCCAAATTGATATTATCTGATGTTATAACTGTACCCGTTCCAATTCCAATGCCACTTACTTTAAGTTCAAATTCATGTCCAATAGTAGCTTCCTTCGCGCCCATATCTATCCAAGTTTCTGTTGTAGTAGTTCCCAAAGCATGAATTTTATATCTGTTACCAATTACCATATTAGTAGGATCTGTAATAGGAATTTCTTCTAGCGACTGAATATAAACCCCTTCCAAATATTCATCATTAGAAAAACTACCTGTAATATCATTTTTATCCAATACCAATTCAGTAACTCTATAAGTTTTTACATAATAATGATTCACCTCTAATACTCTAGCCGTGGCTCCAGAAGTCTCGCCTCTAACATGATAACCAATCAAATAAGCTAAATCAGATTCAGTAGTATTTTCTGTAGGTATTAACTCAACTCTCATCAATATCGGCTTTTTCCATTTAGCAGAAGATGGTATCAACAAATGCTCTTCATACGGAATTACATCTACATTCTTATTATATAACACACGGAACATAAACTCAAAAGCTTTTTTAGTACCTTTTCTGGTATTAAAATCTCTTATCAATTTCATAGTATTGCGAATATCAGCTGATATTTGTTCAGGAACATCAGGCATCAACTGACTTCTAAGATATTTCAAATAGGTATATGGTATATTATCAATATCTCCAAAATCTAATATTCTATTCAATGCATTGAATAAATTAAACTTCTCATTGACAACCTGATTGATATTAGTAGTTCCCAAACCTTTAATAGAATATCTATCGTAATCTTTGATCGTTAAATCATATTCCTTTTCCAGCCATTTATAATAAAATTCCAAAAATTTAACAATCTTGGTTTTATCACCAGTATCATCTAAATCAAATTGTGTACGCACAAACCATGGCAATTGTCCTTCAACAAAAGAAGATATATTATTTTTAGTTTTATCTGTATATTGCATTTGTTATAACCTATATTTAAATGGGTCAGCTAATCCAGTTACCATCTTCATTATATAAAATTCTACAAGACAATGGTGAAAACAGATCATTCAAGGGTTGAATAAAATAACCAGGCGGTGTCCACCCTTCCCCACCTATACCAGAATCATCAGTAGCAGCCGGTACATTAGCTGTAGAAAATCCTAATTCTATACCATCTGATGTAGTGGCATAATCATCTGTTTCGACAGCTCCATCAGTATCTTGTCTAGTTTCATCTAGTACAAACATTCTCCCTTCTTCATCCCATACCTTATTATAAGTATTTTTCATATAATCTTTCATCGACTGATCAGGTTCAGGAGTTGCCGTATACTCAATGGTTGTTTCTACTTCTGGTACAAAATCTGATCCAGCTTGATTATGCATTGCATCTATAATTCGATCATCAGTTATATCTCGATGCATTGCGCTCATAATTTCCACATCAGATGGTGGAACAGATCTAGTATAACCAGGCGGTGTCCACCCTTCCCCACCCACAATCTCAGTACTCGGTGGAGTAGAGCCAGGCAAAGGCGGAACATCATCCTCTTTGACCACATCTTTTGATATAACTTTTAACTTTTCTATTTCATATTGATTTTCAGCTTTGGATATTGGTGGATTATCTGTACTGCGAACCATTTTTGTATTAGAACTCAAATAAGTAGAATCAATCTGTAATATTTGATTACCACTTGAAGAATATCCACCCAATCTAACATCCATATCTGAATATTGCTGTGAAGAAAACTTAATACCTAAATTTTTACTAGTAAGTGTAATAGACGTATATGGAGTATTCCCCGAACTCCAAGATGAATTTTTAGCAATTGGCAACGGAGTTTCACCTTCAGGAAATTCTATAACATCAGCTTTAGTGGATAAAATAGAAAGAGGCTTTATTTTAAAAATCTGGCCTGTTCTATAATTTACTCTACCCCAAGATTCATAATCTCTTATTTCAGGATTGATAGTTCCACTAATTTTTCCACTACTGTCAACCGTCCAATTGTCATATCGCCACCTATGATCCAAAATAGACTCTTTTGCTCTGTGATGGCCACCCTCAATACCTGATCCCCATCCTATTCCCGTAGCTTGTGTTTCTATCCAACTATAATTACTTTCTTTATAACTATCTTTTAAATGAAAATAAGGTATCATTTTATTATTTCTAGCATTTATCAACAACAAACGCCCTTCGCCGTCATCCCTAAAATAACACTCAAGAACTTTTCCAGCATGTACCTCATTTACAGAGTCAGCTAAAGTATCTGTTTTTATCATTGACCAAGCGAACAATCTTGTTTTTTGCGACCATTGATATTCTTCTGGATATTCTTTTCCTTCATAAACAACATCATCCCCAGCAGTAACAACACTAGAAAAATTAGGTAAAGAATGAGCCCAAACATAAAATTTATTACTCTGAACTGTTCCTCTATCAATTCCCATTCCATAATCAACTTCAGAAAATTTCATTCGATGCCAATTTCTATTATCCCTTGTATTCTCAGCAATATCTTCAGCTGGGCCAGGCTCCATACGTTGTAGATCACTTGGCCCAAAATCCATTTCTTTCTGATATCTAACTTTTATATTATTTGCCACAACTGATTTATCTGTTTCATTGACTCTAGCGGTAAGAACAGAATGTCTAAACTTTCCATCAAAAATCTCTAAATCAGTTACACTATATTTTTTCACTTGATTGATTATATTCTGCTTTAAAGTGTCTTCTGGTAATTCAGTAGCCGTTGGATTATAATGAGCATTGATTTCAACTAATAAATCAATATAATTAGGATCTACTATTTGATTTTTGATACCTAAAATTTTATAAGGTGCTAAAATAGAATGAATGATATAATCTTTAGTTGCTGATGGTAATCTTTTACCATACTTAGGTAAAATAGAAATATACGCAGTTCCACTGGCATTTTGTAATCCACTACCAGGCGTTGAATTACTGAGCTCAGTTGGATCACCACCCCAAATTTTGACACCCCTTGTATTACCATAATTACTTAAAATTATATTTTTATAATCATTGGCAGTAACTGCTCTATCTTGAGCTGCATATGACAATGGTGCATTAAACTTAATAGATTCAGGTGATTCCCTATTTGAACCTCCGCCAGCTTGGCCATCTGTAGCCAATGTCAATAATGGACTTGTTGTATTAGTTGGTGAACTATCAAGTACAAATGGATTATTTGAATCAAGCCCTGCATAATTTGCAGCTGATCCATTACTTGTTAGATATTCAACTGTAATATAATTCTCATCTTCTAATTTCTTTCCATAAATACCATCACCAAAATATATTTCATATCGGCCATCTTCTACTTCTTGTAAAAAGTATACATTTGATGTACTATCCAATCCTTCTAAATCCTTATATACTGTGTATGTACTTGTAGTACCTGTTGTTTTTGTGCCTTTGACCGTAACTACTAATGTTGTAGTATCCACACCATCATTGTCTAAAATAAATCTTTGTTTCTTACCCTGACTATTATAAATATATGTATTTTTAACATACACACCTTCTTTAATAGAAACATTATTATATGTAACCTTATTACTAGAAACATTTCCAAGCACAGATGAAGTTGTATAAAATAAAAATTTATCTTTATCTACAGTAACACTAAACGGAGTCCACCTTGGCAATGTCACAACTGATAATCCACCAGTTACATTTAAAGTGAGATTAATCTTTGCAATTGCACCCTGTGTTGATTTTGGTGTATATCCCAACTGTCTAGCAATCCCAACTATAGAACTTCTTTGTGAAGCAGTATCCATGAACATTTCATTGGCAACCATATTGAGATAAAATGCCATGTAATGTGTATTATAAGAAAGTAAATCTAAAAGAACACCTAAACCAGAACCATCAAAATCATAATCATTAAATTCAGATTGACTTTGCAAAAAGGTTTTAAGGCTATCTTTAATTCCATAAAAATCTAAATTAGTAACTTCTAGCTTATCTGTGTTTATTATAGCCATTATCTTAACCGCTCCAAGAAAAATTCTACATTTAATCGTTCTTCACTGTTGAAAATAGAAAAATCAATTGATATATCATATCCATCTTGATTACTATTTTCAGAAACAGTAACTTCTTTTACAACAACTCTAGGTTCAAGAGTATTTATAACATTCATAACACTATCCTTAATAGAAATTGCAGTGAATGGACTTAATGGTTCAAACAAATATTGATATATACCACCAAATATTTCTGGCTCAAACAATCGTTCACCTCTATTAGTCATTAACAAATTTTTAATAGATTGCTTGAGAGCATTTTCTCCCAATTTCTTCCTTATATCTTTAGTAGCAGGATTAATACCAAAATTTAAATCAAGATCCTTCCAATTCCTTCCCTGATATTTAGTAATATCTTTTGACGTTTGTGAATATATTGCCATTATTATCTCCTATGTAGTATTAGGCACAAAAACTGTTGGTTCTGATCTATCCCCTCTTTCAGCAACAGAAGCACTACAAACATATATTGCCCCAAAAAACCCTACTGATTTACCATTAACAAATACTGTTGGTGATCCCTCAGCCAAATATGGTTGGTGATGAAAATTATAAACTGATGCAAATCCTAAGCCAGCAATAGTTTCACATGGCACATATCCCCCAGCTGGGGGCAAATCAGCTGGAGTCGCATTGCTAAAATGAGGCTGCCCTGTAACATCAAACATTCTGTGGACAGGTTTGCTATCTGCAAAAACATCTAAACTTCCAGAAAAGAAACCTTTAGCACTACCTGAAGCTGCCGGGCCAGCCGCACCAATAATTCTACTTTGATTAACAAAATATGGCGGAGTAGTATTAGCATAATGTGTACTAACAGAATCTCCAATAACTGCAATAGGTAAATTAGCCATTAGTAATAATTCACATCTATATATCGTCTAATTCTAATATCCCTACCAACATCAAAATTATTTCGTAATGCTTCTGGACTAGCATGCACAGTAAGATTAAAAGTTTTTGTTTCTATCAATGCCCCATTCGATGTTTCTTTTAAGCTTAACGTAAATTCATATCCTTTTTTAAATAAATCCATTGTTGTATCCTCGTACATAATATCTTCATACCTAGCACTCACATCTGATGTTTTAACATATCCTCTCCAATTATCATCTAATGGTTCTTCTATCATTGTAGATGGATCGAATTTTCTTTTTTGTGATACCATAAACGGTTCATAAATTTCAATATATTCTCCATTCATACTAACATACTTCAAAATATAAGTTTTAATTTTTACTTTAAGTTTTATATCACTAGTGGCTTCACCTGTAGTTCCATCTCCACCTGCTCCCGTAGCTATAAATATTTCCCCCACCGTAGGAATTGAACTAGCACCAATCTCATTGAATTTAGTATTACCAAGTTTAGTAATAGAATATTCTGTGCCTATTGCAAAATTTTCAGCTGAAATAACCGTCGCATTAGAATCTACATATCTTTCTACTGATTCTATCTCCCTACTATGGGAAGAAGCTTCTTCAACATTGAATAACTCATCTCCACTACTAAGAGTTGAGGATGGATTTGTTATAACATTTTTATCCACCAAATTATCAATATATTCAACATTCATAAATACTGTCAATTGATTTTGCTGACTTTTAATATGCAAATTCCTATAATCATCTAAAGATAAATCAAAATGTTCATCCTTTATATTACCATAAAATCTTACATACTCTAATCCTGTCGTGCCCACTTCTACTACTAGCCCTTCTGGAACTGAACCACTGACTAATTCAACAGTTGTAGTAGAACTAAAATTATTAACAAACGGTATCGGTGAATCGAAATCATATTTAGCAGTATATCCAACATACTCTGGTGTTACAATTGCCTCATATCCTGCTTCTGGATTAGTATTCTTAACAATCCCATCTTGATTAAAAACTGAATCTGGAGCTATATCTACAATAGAACCATCACGCTTTACAAATTTTTCAAAAGGTAAATCAAAATGATCTACTGTAAAATCATTATAACTAGTTTCTGACCTTTTGTGAAAATCAACAAAATGTGTAGTATCATCAAGTAAAGTCAATGGTAAAACTAAAAGAGTAGCAGGTCGATTATAAAAATTAAAACTTGACATTA